GATGGCACTTTTGCTGGCGTTACATTGGATGCCGGTTGTGCCAAAACAGGCTTCGTCGGCACTGGTGGCGGTGTAGCCACCCTTTGGGCTGGTTGAGAGTTCACCTTCGGTTGTGGTGCTGGTTGGGTTGGCTGCGACGGCTTCACTGTTGGCTGATTGGCCATCGGCTGGCCTTTCAAATGCCATTGACCATTCACCATATACGGACGATCTTGTAACGCACTCTGACTATTCGCTGACGCTTGACGTGGCAACGGAGGTGGCACTGCCGGTTGGCGTGGCTGTGGCAAGGCTTGAGGCTCAATCTGACCTTGGGCCGCCACGTCAAGGTTCGCCGGACCTTCCGGTTCATTCATCAACATTTGATGTAGATGGGCTGCCAACAACTCAGGCGTTCCTTGCCCCTTGAAGCCAATCTTTTGATACACCGCCTTGCGAATCGGCATGGTGTAATTATTCATCATCTGTTTCACCATGCCCGCAATCTGAGATATGTCCCAATTGCGGGCGCGGAGCGATTCCACAAGGTACTTGGCTTCCGCAATCGCCTTGTCAACATCCTGCGGGTTCGGCATCTGTGATGCCATCGTCGCCGTCCATTCCACTTCAGGAACAGTTGCACGATGCAACAACTCAGGCGTCACTTTCTTGCCTGTCTGACGGGCCGCAATCGCCGCTCGAACTACCGACAACACCTTGTCACTCATCACTTGCTCCCGCTTCCAGCAACGATTGTTCCAATGCCACCAATTCACTCAACGTCATTGACGGTATAACATCAATCAATTGGTCTTCTTCTGTACCCATCATCATGGGCTGACCTTCCATCCCACCACCCGCCATCGGAGATGCCTGTTGCATCGGCTGAGCCTGCATCGGAGCTTGTTCCATCGGCTGCGATGCGTCCTGAGCGTTCTTCCAATAACTCTTCAACAGGGATTTCGGTGTAATCCGTACCCACGCATCTGCACCAAAATTCCATTTGACCAATAGATCACAAACCTGTTTCTGCCATTCCTTCGTGTAATGGTTCACTGTTGGCTGTTGTGCCTGCAAAAACCCCTGCAATGGCACCTCACGCCCTCGATAGCCACTCCCCGATTCGCTCGCCCGCAACAACTCAGGGTAAACACCCAACGCATCCGAACACGCCTCTTCCAAGTACCGCACATAACTCAAAATCGTGTCCAAATTCGTGTTCGGTGTCTCAACAGCCACATCCCACAACTTGTTCCCGTTATCATCAAACAGTGATGGCAACTTAACCACCGAACCTGACTTGATTGATTCGCCAATAATCCCCGCCACATCACGATTCGATACCCGACCACTTACCGCATTCGGCGGAGCATACTCGTCCGCAACCTTATTCGCCGCTGGCGGAAACCAAACCTTGATAATCCCCGTCCCGTACCGATACATCGCAATCGCCGCCGTCTCATGAGCACCATCACGACCCTTTAACATCCGCCAATAAATCCACGCCGGACGAAGGATCGACTCACCAAATCGACCGCCATGCAACGGATTATGTGAGAACCACAAACCCTTATTGGGAATGTCATCACGGAACGCCCAAAACTTGCTTAAGCCACCGCAACTTTCAAATCCCGACCCCGAATTGACTTGAATCCCAACAGGCTTACCATCACGACTCAACAACGGCATACAATCCCAGGATGAGAAAACCTTGATCTCATCTTGGACCATCAATCCATCCTGCAACTTGTACACACACTCCGCGGCTGACCACCCATAGATAGCCGCCTCAGTAAACACCCGATGGAAAGCATTCGTCCAAAACCATTGCAACTGCTTTGCCGCAAAATCAGCCTCTTCTGGCCCCGACGCCTCAATCGTCCACTCCACATTTGACAACGCACCAAGGATGTAATTCAACGGCTTCAAGATGGCTGAATGACGACGCATCACCCGAATATCGCGGGCGAACGTCCACCAATTCAAATCCTCAGCATGAACCGAACCCATCAAAAACGACGGGCGATAACCAGGTGATGCCTGCTCCGCAAGCTGCATCTCCACCATCGCCGCCGACTTCGGATTGATGGGCTTGTCCGGTTCATCGTCGCCGCGAATCTGGCCGGCAACGTAACGGGGTGAGTTCGGTGTGGCGTCGGGTTGTGTGTTGATCGTTGCCATGACGTGAGAATGACCGTTCAGAACGGGCAAACACATTGCCCGTTTACCGTCAACAAAGTGTTCTCATGGCTGCTGGAACCAAACCCGAATTCCTACGGAAGTCGCCTGGCACTTCCCGTAACTACTACGTTGACTTCGGCTCATGGGCTGAACTCAACGTCAATGGCGACACCATTTCCAGCGCATCCGCCATCACTGTTTCACCTGCTGGACCAACGATTGGTTCGCCCGTGATTAGTGGCACCAAGATTGTCTTCAACATCTCCGGCGGAAGTGCTGGAACATCCTATGTCCTGACAGTTACTTGTGTCACATCGTCCGGTGCCACCCTTTCGTGCAAGCCTGTTCTGATTGTGGAAAACATATGACCGATGAAACGAAGCAATGTCGGACTTGTTTATATTGGGATGGCGACCGTGAGAAGAATCGGCAGGTCAATGGATTGTGTCGAATAGGACCACCTGATGTTAATGGGTGGCCAAAGTGCAAAAACAACGATTGGTGTGGCTGTTGGATGCCTCATATTGCCGAAGAGGACGATGAATGCGAGTACGATCCGCGCTAAAACGGGCTGTTCGTGATGCTCTTCGAGAGTTCTGCAACTTCGCGGACACCGAATGCGACATCACGCCGCCGCCAGGTCAGCCATTCGCCAGTGCGGGAAAATGGTTTGTCGCCGTCTGGGATGGACCACGATCATGGGAGCATTCCGGTTCCGTCATGACCCGCTTAAGCGTTAATATCACCGTGTCACTAAAGATTAACGCTCCCCACGACCGTATCGGCAACAAAGAAATTGACCTATCAGAGCAACAAGAAGGCTTGAACGACCGCGTAGGACGCATCTGCTCGATGCTCTTTGCCCAACAATGGGTCATCAGTCAATACTTCAACAACTTCCTTGGCACCCAATTCAACGGGATGCTTGAGGCACCAAGACCAATCAATGATGGACCACCCGAAGAATGCACCGCCGAATGGTTTCATGGTGAAATGCCAGCCAAGTTGTGGCAAACGCCCACCCGTAAACTACCTGCCGGATACCGTTGTACCATCAACTACGGCAATGCGTTGATCGCTCAATACATCGAAGAGGGAACCGGATGATTATTGTCACCCATTTCATGGTCGAAAAGGAGCAAGGGCTTCTTTCCACGATGCCCAAGAACGGGATTCAAGCCATCCAAGCGTTGGGGTTAGTTAACACGACCGGCAAACGCTACGGGGCCGCTTGTGGGGCACCCGTTGGCACGTTTGATGGTAAACATCAACACATGGGGTCGGGTGAAGCGTGGGCTACCACCTGTCCCGAATGCCAAAAAACCAAGGAATGGCAAGACGTTCCCGATACCGGACCATTCAAGAAGGCCGTCATTGATGTACCCGAATGACGACGACTTTGACGATGAACTACTCGCCGAACAACAGGCGATGGTGGAATCTATTGTCATCCTTCAACGCCAACTTGATGCGCAAAAAGCATGGGTCTTGTCAGGCGTCATCCCAACCAACGATTCACGAGCGTTGTTCGGCACCAATTCAATGATCGTTGACCAGTTATCCATCACTGGCGACATGAATGAACTCCTTGACCGCAACTTTGCTGTCCCTGAAGGCTACTGGATTCACTTTCAATCGACCTATGTGCATCGGGCGGGATGGTGGGAAACAGGATACATCCTGGAAAGCAACGTCTCTTTAGGCTCAATGTTCGTGGAATACCTCGACCTGTCTGTCTTTCGCTATGACAATACCAGTATGACCGATTGGCAAGACATGATTTCGTCTATTTCGCATGGTCGCTATGCCTACTACGTTCTTCACAAGTGGGCATCACAAACAATGCTCCGCACATCGCAACGCAAAGTTACCAAGGAAATGCGCGAACGCAACTTCAATCGCACGTCAGCATAATTGCCCATCAGTAACGAACAAGATTAACCAACCCAAGTAGCAGGAGGTGGATCATGGCACGACGTCTTGGACCTAAAAAGGGTCATGCTGTCGAGTCCATGTTGTTTGAGCAACTGACACGTTGGCTCGGACGAAACCACACCATCCACTTTGAGGATGTTCCAACCCCTGTATGGAACTCCGCGTGGCGGGTCGCTACGGACAAATACTACAACGGGGTCAAAGTCGAAGTGATTCTGAATAACATCGGCATGATGATAGCCAATGAGTTCACCCGATGATTGCACCAACATGGTTCAATGCTGAGCTTGATGACCGACGTGAACTATGGCGGATGCTCGACCGTCTCACACCATCCCAACGCATCGCTTGGTTGAAATGGTGCTGCTTGCAAGCCAATCATGGCCAATCAGTTGGGGTGTTCGTCGAACAAAGCACAGGCCGAACAAGCGAAGTATTCGCTGATGCAATGACGATCATGAATCAAGGACGATTAACGCTCAATCGGGCTGGCGAAAAACTACACCAGATGGTACGCGGGAGATAATCATGGCCTTGGGAACATTCGCTGCGGGGGCATACACAAGCTCATACACGCACCCAAGCGTGTCTGCCGCTTCACTCGGCATTACCCGTGACGGCTACACCATCTCGTGGCGTCAATCCGAAGAAGTCCTTGATAAATCGGACGTCTACGGACGAACCGAAATTGAGACCTTCCATCTCGGACTTCAGGTCTCCATCTCCGCCATCTTCCACGAATGGCGACAATCCATTATTAACCTATCAACGCCACAAACCGCTGGCGCTGTGCTGAAACCACTGACCGCCGGCTATCTTGGCAATGGGATTGTTGGCATCCTTGGGACTGCCCAAGCCGGTGCATTGGTGTTGACCGCAACCGCCAACACACCTGCCGCGACGAATGGATGGGCAACGGTAACGATCCCTTATGTGAAACTCGCCAATGACTTCCCCGTTGACATATTATTGGCACCAGAACATCGCACCGTCCCATTCCGTGGACGTATCTTCCCCTACGAAGATTCAACGATTGTGAAGTTCTTCAGCCAGACTTGATGTATAATGAGAAATCCCTTCCCCAAGGGATAAAAGAAAGAAGGTGGGACTTAAGTCCCACCTTCTTCGTGTTTAGTAACCTTCCTTTTTCTCTTGCATCGCCAAGATATACTTGGCTTGAACTTCTTCAGCCCGTTTCTTGTCGCCTGTTGCCAGCAACGTGTAATGGTAGACGCCTTCGTGAGTTAAATTACCGCCACGCAATTTCTCTTCCGCCTCAATCTTGTGCATCACATCGTCATGGATGATCCGACACAAGCCCATCGGCAACGCGAAGGCGTCTATTCCGCCGAAGAATCGGGCGACTCGGCATCGTATTCGGAGTCCGTCATCGCCCGATGCTGCTTTTTTAGTTCAGCGCCTCGCTTGATAATGTCAATCGCCAACGCATCCGCCGCCGCTGGCTTCAACTTCGGCAATCCGTAAGCCTCAAAGACCTTGTTCAACAAGTCCGTTTCTTGTAACTGGTTCTTCGGAGTCGGCAATTCCGCATAGTCGTTGTAGGCTTCGCTCAACGCGACCGCCATTTCGAGAACATCAACCTTAACGACTACCGTTTCTGTTTCACTCAACCGCACGGCAATATCTTCCATGCCGTAATCCGCATTGATCCCAATAGCCATGATTCCCTCTTTGTTGGAACGATGGCTCGAAACTACTTCCCCATCATGGGCATTACTCTGAAGCCTCATTACGAGGTGGAAAATGTCATTGTTGAAGAAGTTCCGTCGCACATTGAATGATCTCAATGTCACAATCCAGAACACCCAATCCGTCAACCCCTACGAAAAGTATGTTGATAAGCCCGCTGAATTCGCTCGCAACGTCCTCGGCGTGACTTGGACGCCACTTCAAGAGAAAGTGGCCATGTCACTCATCGAACCACCCTACCGTGTGTTAGTGCCAAGTGCCAACAACATGGGGAAATCGTTCGTCTCAGCCTCGATTGTATTGTGGTGGTTCTGCACTCGCTCACCGTGCATCATCAAAACAACCGCCCCAACAATGGAGCAAGTCAAAACAATTCTCTGGAAAGAAATTCGTGCCCAAGCCGGTCGTGCCAACCTGCGACTTCCATTCATGCCAAGCGATTGCCGCATCGTTCGCAGTCACGACGACTTCGCTATCGGAACCACCGCCCGTGGTGAAGGTGGATGGAAGGGTCAACACGGCCCAAACATCCTCTTCGTTTTTGATGAAGCGACCGATGTGGAAGCCGAATTCTGGGATTCCACCGAAACAATGTTCCAGCCACCAGGCCATGCTTGGCTGGCCATCTACAACCCCACCGATCCCGCATCAAAGGCTTACATCGAGCAAACGCGGGCCGCGAAAGCCAAAGGTAAGAAGTCGTGGCACGTCATCCGCATGTCTGCCCTGGATCATCCCAATATCGAAGCTGAACTCAAAGGACTTGAGGCACCATTTAAGTACGCTATCCGCCTTGAAACACTGGAACGCCGCATACCCGCGACATGCCAATTAGTCTCTGGAACACCAACCGCCACGGATATTCAATGGCCTCCCGCATGGGCGACCGAATACTGTGAACGAACTGGCCAACAACCACGCTGGTGGCGTCCTGGTCCTGATGCCGAAGCCACACTCCTTGGCCGTTACCCATCGCAAGGCTCATATTCGGTATGGGGAGATGCCGATTGGGCTGCCGCCTGTCGTGAAGGCATGAAGCCATTGACTGTTCCCTACGACGAAATACCTCAAATCGGTTGTGATACCGCTCACGGTGGCGCTGATGACACCGAATTTCATGTCCGATGTGGGCCATGCTCGCTCGACCATGACCGAATCAATGGTCACTCAACACCTGAGATTGTCGGCAAACTCAAGAACCTCTGTAAACAATGGTCCCATTGGTTCAACCTTCGCTTGGCCGACGTTCCATTGGCGATTCGGCACAAACCAATCACCGAAAAGGATGTGGTCATCAAAATTGACGATGCTCCGGTCGGTTACGGTGTCATTGATACGCTCCAAGCCGATGGCTATGCCGTCATTGGTATCACCGCCGCATCAACCGCCCTCGAAAGTAAGTGCTACCCCAACAAACGAAGCGAATTGTGGTTCGTCACCGCTGAAATGGCTCGCCGTGGCGAAATCGATGTGTCCCGACTCAGCGAAGATTGGCTCGACGAACTTGGCCGACAAGCCAAATCCGCATCCTACCAACTCGATTCGCGGGGACGGCGGGTTGTTGACCCCAAAGACGTCCTCAAAGAGAAACTTGGACGCTCACCCGATAGCATGGATGCCTTCAATCTCGCATTCGCTGGCACTGCAATAGGTGAACTCCCTGACATTATCTACCAACGTGAAAGCGTCTACCGGTAGAATAACAAAACGTGCGTTTTTCAGCCACTTTACGGTGGTGGCAATTTGCCACCACCGTCACTTTGGATTCGATAGTCATATGATAGTGAACAAAAGCGAGGCATCGAAAATCGCCAAAGGTGTTCTGATGAATAGTATGGATATTGGTTACTGGAACGCCTTGGAAGACTACTGCCGTGACCAAGAAATGACGTTCCAAATCATGGACCACCCGCTACCGTCAGTGTAACGTGCGTCCCAACGTCCAACGTCACGCCAGCCATACTCGTGCGATTCAAAATAATCCCGTTCGTAAACGTCACCCGTCGCAACGGATCAACCAATGCCGAACCCTCTTCCATCGTGCAATTCGTCACCGTCACAGGGTCCGTGATATTGCTAAAGTCCGCCGTCGCCCCTGAACCCAACTTCAATGTCGTAATCGTACCTGTGCTGCGATAATCCAACGTCCCCGCGTCAATCAAGGCGGTCGTAATCGTCGTGGCATCTCGAAACACTGCCGTTCCACCGTTCATCGTCAACGTCGGCACACTCGACCGTGTATCCAGACTGCTGTTTGTCATCTCAATTGACGTCACCGTCACACCAATCCCCAACCGCAACGAGGCATCCTTAATCTGGGCCGTCGTAAATGTGGCTGTCTGGGCCGCATATGGGGCTACCGCCAATGCGCCACCAACCATGTCGATCGTATTGCTGGCATGCGTGCCACGCCATTGAACATACTCGTCAAACAACGTACCAGCATCAGTCCCGAGAATCTTCACCGCCGTCTGACCTGACGATGTGTTGAACTTGAAACTTCCACCCGTTGCCGACGATGACAACGCCACTTCCAGCGTTGTGCAACCCGCCAATGTGAATTCTGTCCCACGATACTCACGAAACTCTGTCCCCGTCGTGTCGTACAACGGCAAGCCAATACCGTCCGTGAACGTATCACGAATCCGCAAAGCCGTCAGCGTCACACCAGACAATGCCGACGTGAGATTCCAGTAAACGCCAATATCCACGTCTTCAAAGATCAACGTGTCACTATTCACCGGCAACGAACCGCTCGAATAGTTCGCTGTGCTGGCTGCATCATTCGGCGAACTATTCGCCTGCGTCGTGTTTAACGTAAACGTCCCCGTCCCCGATAACGAAACGGTGAACGGTTCACCAACCGTATTCGCTCTGCCAGTCACCACATCGGCGGAAGACGTCCAATTAACCTTCTGAAACTCGCCATCCTGCGAAGCATTCAACAATTGAGCGATATTCGTGGCAATCGTCGTGGTCGTGTCACCACTAACCGCCGTATACGTCACCGCCTTACCGTTCATCGTGGTAATGAACGTGTGACCGACCGTTGACGAACCGACCGTCAACGTCACCGTCTGATACTTCGCTGACGTACCGCCAATCCATGTGATCGTGGCCATGCTTCGCCTCGTAGGTTGAAGAATGGATCATGCAATCCGATGTTGGGCAAACGACTGCCGTATAATCGGAGAACTCAATCAGGATCACCAATTATGGCAACAGTAACCACATTCAACAAAGATGGCGTAGCAAACATCTTTGTGATCAGCGAAATCGTCGCTGTAGTTTCGTTGGCTGATGATGACAAGACGATACGATTCATCATGAAAAACAACAAGATCATCGATACAGCCTTTGTTGACAAAGCAACTCGCATCACCGCCTTGGCAGAAATCAACAAGATTATCTGCGAATACTACGCTTTACTTCAACTTGACAAAGAAACTTGAAAGGAAAATCATGACCGAAGAGCAATGCGAACGACTGACGGGGTTGTTTGAAAGACACAAAGATGAATATCTACGCTTTGAACGTACCCCCGTATACGCTCGGCCATACAAACAAAGAGACTTATGCGCCTTCGCTCACTTGGCTGGCAAACTTGAATGCGACTACAATGTAGTAATAGACGCAAGTCACGACAAAATCGTACTCGGATTCGATGAACTCGAAAATCTAACCGAAGAAGACGTTATCTACATCACGCGATGTGGTGTAATGTTTAGCAAAACCGAAGAATGCCTCTGGATGTTCGCCTAGCCCGTCTTGCCCGATGCCATGACTCATCATCTCAGTCATGGCCAAAGCCAAGTTGTTTAAGAAGAAACTCGTGCCTTGCGGACGCCATATTGCTCCGCAAGGCGAAGTCGTTGTCACTCCGCAACGGGTGAAGCGATGGATCAATAAGTTTGAACAACTATCGAAAGAAGGCGTCCGATTCCCCGAACCGTGGGGCCACATCCTCGACGCTATTCCCGCCGACGACCACGAAACACGCAAGTTCGCCAAAGCACGTTGGAACGCTGGCTACATCCACAAACTTGAACAAGACCCCAATGACGGCGGCCTTGTCATGCTTGGCACCGTTCCGCCTGGTTGGGAAGTAGAAGACGGAACCGGCGACCTCATCAATCAACGCGATGGCACCCGCATCGGCGAAGTCTCTGTCGGCATCGGCAACTGGAAGGATGGCAAGGGCAGGGTTCATGACGACATTGTGATCCACGCTGCACTCGTCCCGTTGCCCGTCTGGGCCAATCAGGATTCCTTTCAGGCGTTAAGCACTTCGTCACCAGACGCTTCTGTGACGTTTACCAGCACGCTTTCCACGACGACATCTGGAGGCAGGAAGATGGCCAAGCCACAAAACGACGAGCAGGACGATATCTTCGCTGACACTGATAACGATGCCGAAACGCCTGATGACCACCTTGAACCAGACACCGACAACGATCTTGCCGACGATCTTGAGCCAATGGAAGGCGACTTGCCTCCCATTGAACCCGACATGGCACCGCCACCGGCTCCTGTTCCTGAACCTGTTCTCCCTGAACAGCCCATGAACATGGATGGCGATAAGGTTCGCTCGCTCGTCGGCATCTTCAATCAGATGGGCGCCAACCTCCCGCCAGACACCAATCCGTCCAACTTCCTCGACCGTGTGATGACTCAATTCATGGTCTTCCAGAAACTCGGTGTGACACTCACACCGAAGATGGGGGGCGATGATGCGCAAGCCACCACAACCATTGATACGGGTGTTGGTGATGCCACGCCGGAAAACCCCGCTCAAGCGGGCGGCATGATGATGATGAGCACGAACGGACGAGTTGTGAAACTCGATTCCCGCTCATACAAGTTGGCCAGCGCATCGGGTGATTTGCTTCGCAAGAAACTGCAACAAGATTGGCAAAATCTTGGGGCCGGCAAGAACGAGCGCTTCCGCCGATTCTGTGATAGCGAAGCCAAGAAAATCGCCACGTTCACCCTTTCACTCAACGAAGAAACGGGTGCTGTCACCATCCCAGACGCCATTGCCCGTCTGCAACACACAAAGTCTGTTCTTGATTCGTTGGGTCACGCTGATCTGACCTCACAACTCACACAAACGCTGAGCACGGCCATCCCTGATGCCAACTCGCCAGCCAAGCGTGATGAGAGCTACGACAAGCGACTCGATGAACTGGCTGCACGGGTCTACGGCGACCCAAACGCCAAAGCCGCCAAACCGAAATAACACCCCGAAGTTGAGGCGGGCATCGTCCTCACCACCCCTGATACGAGGGATTGAAACATGGCAGATGTAGGAATGATCGTCCCAGGTCTTCCAGGGATGCGTGATACGGTGACGGCCACGCCGTATATGGTGTTCCGACAACGCAGTGAGAAATTCATTGCATTGAATCGGATCATTGATGGAACGAAATCGCGGGATAGTGGAAACACTGGCGATACCGACCGACTTCGACCTGGTTTACTGATGGGCAAAGTCACTTCGGGTGGCAAATATGCCAACAGCATTCTTGGTGTGGTGCAATCGGCCTATACGTCCGGTGGCACGACCCTGACAGTGACAGCGGCTCAGGCCACGGAAATCGCTCGGCGGGTGGGTTCCAGCGGCACTGGCACGTTGCTTTGCATTGGGCCACCTTCCGCCGCCGGAACGGTTGCTTCAACCGCTGTGACGTTCTCCGCCGTTGACACCAGCACCGGCGAAATCACCGTTACTTCGCTTGGTGTCAACAAAATCGCTGGTTCATGGCTCGTATCGAATGACGGATCGGGCATCCCGAAGTTGTTCCTGCCTGATGGCTACCCAATGCCTGTCACGGTGGATGGGTCCAGCCAAGATCAGCCGTTCCCATTGATGCCGGTTGCAGGCATCATTGATGTGAGCAAGATCATCGACTACCCCACGGATACGTCCATGATCACTTGGCTCAAGACGCAACTGGATGTGACCGTCTTTGGTCAATTCAGCTTCAGCGACGATTACTAACAGTGAAAACAAATCGGGACGGTAGGTTAGCTACCGACACGCGAACCCCCTCTTCGCTTCCGTCCCGATTCACATACATGGGAGGGGATTCCGTCTGCGAGGGGCGGACACGGGCGACCTTTGGGGCGAACCGTGAGCAAAGACATCAAGGACTTGCTTGGCTATCAAACCCTACTCGGTTTGATTCAAGCCACGACGATGGGCATTCCGAAGGTGCTGCCCAACAAATTTTTCGCTAACCCGCGAAAAACCATTGGCGATAGTGGCCGCTACATGCAAGTGACCGGTACTCGTACCGTCGCTCGCTTGAGCAACTACAACACGCCTGCCAAGCGCACCAACTTGAAGGACATTGCGAAGAAAGACATCAAGTTGATGCACACCTACGAGGAAATCCAACTCGATCCGGTGCTGTATCAAGCCTTGCATGGCTACACTTCGTGGGAACATGTCCGCTATCCCGCCGAAGAGGAAGTGACCCGCCAAATCAAGTCCTTCCGCCAACGGTTTGAAAACCTCCGTCAAGCCGCGACGATTCAAGCGTTGAACCTTGGCCACATCTACTTCGATACGGATGGCAACCTTCTGCCTTCGTCTTCGAGTGCGGTTTATGATGTGTCGTTTAACCCTGACACGGCAACGAACTTCTGTAATCTGTCAACCTGTATGACGGCCATCAGTGGTCCTTCGACCGCCTCGTGGGCGACGGCATCGACGAACATCCCTGGTCAAATTCGGGCCTTGAAGAACTATGCCCTGAAGAAGACCGGCTACGAACTGAAGCATGCCTTCTACGGCATCAACATCCCTGATTACGTCACGCAAAACAACTACCTCAACGGGTACTTGGTGCGCGAACCGGACGGTATCCGCAAGGAATACATCAAGGAAGGTGAACTCCCGCCGGAATACACATTTGAAGGGATTCAATGGCACCCCGTCTACCAAGCCTTCTACGAAGATCAAAACGGCACCAACCAATCGCTGATTGGTGCCAACAAAGTGATCTTCACCCCCGAAATCAACGATGATTGGTGGGAATTCCTTGAAGGTTCGATGACCGTGCCAACCAGCGTGGCTATCGCCAGCGATGCGGCTTCGGCTTTGAAGACCTTCGATGTGACGCACGGGATGTTCGCTTGGGCTATCCCAAGCCACAACCCGCCGACTGTCAACATGTATTGCGGCGATACCTTCATCCCTGTGATGAAGAATCCCAATTGCGTGTTCAGCCTCGACGTCACGGCCTAAACGCAACAGTCACTTCATTGGCGGGTCGATGGATTACGCCATCGCCCGCCTTTTTTTGTTCAATGAGGGAACGATGGAAACCGAACAAAAGCCGAAACGCAAAAAAGAGTTTATGGAAACCAAATCCGAGACGTGGGAACCCAAAGTTGGTGCCATTTGCATCTACTGGATGCAATTAGGCACGAAACTTCATGGCTATCCCGCCATCATCACCAACCCGACCTTCAACCGTGAAGGGTTGTGGGATATGGTGCGATTCCAGCCAGTAAACTTGAAGTCTTCGGTCGCTGTCTATGGTGCGGAATTCAGTGATATTCCGATGGAAGGCAAGTTCACCCAACCGGAGTAAGCCATGCCTTTGCCGCCGGACTACTTCGACACATCGTCGGGGAACCTCAACTACACCACCCAAGAACTCATCGAAGATGAAATGTCTGATAGTGGTGTTGAATACCGCCTCGACGATGATGACAACGGGTATGTAACCTCCCAATCGTCTGGCGGGCTTGTCACCGGCGGTGAAGCTCTTCGTCTCCGCCGCATCATTTCGTGGTCCACGGGCTACATGAACTCGTTTCTCACCCGTCGCTACGATGTCAGCGAATTGCAAAAGTCATGGGTCGTTTGCTATTGGGCCACCATTGGCGCTTGCTGGCGATTGTGCAAGCGACGGATGAACCCCAACCCGTTCCAATCAGAATGGGAAAGCATCAACAAGATGCTCCTTGATGTCCAAAACGGACGGATGGACCTTGCTGAAATTGGCGAACGTTTCTCGTCAGCACCAGGCGTTGACAACTTCCGTGTCGATCCTCGATACCACACCAAAGTCCTTCGTGTTGAATCGTCGATCAGTGACCAAACACCAAACCAACACACGCAAAACCGCGATTGGGTTGACCGAATCGTGCCTGATTTGCCATAAGGAGCGTAAGAAATGCCGACAACGACTTCGTTCACCAAGATCGACGATTCTTCGTTCCCGCATGGCCATTACTACTACGATGCCACCATCGCTGAGGGTGAATCACAAAGCGAAGCCATCAACCTTGGCAACATGATCCCCGTCGCGGTCCAACTTCCCGACGAGTGGACCGCTGCCAAAGTCAGTTTCCTTGCCTCGGGCGACGACTCAACGTTCGGCAAACTGATGAATCTTGCTGGCGAACTTGTGACCGCTGCAAATAATGCCGCCAGCGATTACATCACTCTGGACCCCAACGCCTTCCTTGGTGCCAAGATCATCAAGATTCGTTCAGGAACCGCCGCAGCCGCAACCAATCAAGACGCTGAGCGAACTGTTCGACTTATTGTGAAACCTGTCTGATTGCCCATTGATAGTCATTTCAATGGACGCATCCCTCACGGAGTGGTGCGTCTATGGCCTCATTCAACAAGTTATATCCGTTCGTTGAGAACCTTGCCGAAAAGGCTTTCAACCTTGGTTCTGACACGTTGAAGGTCATGTGTACCAACACGGCACCCAATGCCACGGACGGCCAGAAATCACAACTGACGGAAATATCCGCCGGTAACGGCTACACCGCCGGTGGAACAGCTACCACGATCAGTTCCTCGTCACAATCCAGTGGCACGTACAAACTGGTTATCACCGATGTTGTCTTCACTGCGTCCGGCGGAAGCATTGGCCCATTGCGTTATGTTGTCTTGTACGACGATACGGCAACCAATGACGAATTGATTGGTTATTGGGATTACGGATCGTCCATCACATTAGCGGCTGGTGAATCACTGACCGTGGACTTCGATCCGACAACGGGTGTTCTGCAAATCGTCTAACAAAGGGTGGTCATGGAAATTCAAGAAGATGAACTTCGTGCCGCTCTGGTCAAAGCCACGGCGGACTATCACGAAACGGCTACCGCTGATGTGGTGTCGCAATTGGCGTTGGCTGAGAAGTCGAAGAAGATCAAGGAACTTCGCTCGCAACTGAGCGAACTGCTTGGCAAGGATGCCATTGATTGCCCCAAGTGCAATCAGCGTCCAACCGCTCATTTGAAGACGCTGATTCCGGCGAACGTGGAAAAGCAGAAGGAAGAGCAACGCACCTACGAAATCGTGTGTGC